CTCCATTGGCCTGAAGAAGTGGAATGCCCAGTGGCAGCAGCAACCCACGAACGACGAGGGGGCCATCTTGAAACGCCACTGGTGGCGCAAGTGGACCTACGACGAGCCCCCGTCCTGCGAGTACATCCTGCAGTGCCTGGACACGGCGTACTCCAAAAAGGAGACGGCCGACTTCTCCGTCATCAGCACCTGGGGCGTGTTCTACCCTGACGCTGACTCTGGGGCAAACCTAATCCTGCTCAACGTGCGCAAGGGCCGGTGGGACTTCCCCGAACTCAAGCGCGTGGCCAAGGACGAGTACCAGTACTGGAAGCCAGACAACGTCCTGATCGAGGCCAAGGCAACGGGAACCCCGCTGCAGCAGGAACTGCGGCGTCTGAACATCCCTGTCACCATGTACTCCCCTGGGGGCAGGAAGACCGGGCAGGATAAGCTCAGCCGTGCCAACGCCGTGGCCCCGATCCTTGAGTCTGGAATGGTGTGGTATCCAGAAGGAAAAGAGTGGGCTGAAGAGCTAGTCGAGGAGTGTGCTGCTTTCCCCAACGGGGCCAATGACGACCAAGTCGACACCGCTGTCATGGCTTGGCACCGGTTCCGTCAGGGCAACTTCATCAGCCTGAATACGGACGAGGAGGATGAGAGGGAGATTGACAACGGCCCCGTTGAGTATTATGGCTAGGCCTTCTACAATGGATGCATTCTCCCGTCCCGAGGACCTCGGACCATGGCCCAAGACCTGATCGACAAAATCCGCGAACAAGCGCAGGCCCGAGGCCTGGACCCTGAGATTGCTGTGCGCATTGCTCAGGTTGAGAGTTCGATGGACCCGTCGGCCAAGGCAAAGACGTCTTCAGCCCAGGGCCTGTTCCAGGTGGTCGACAGTACTTGGAAGCAGTTCGGGGGCAAGCCTGGGAAGAAGGCGGATGTGGATGAGAATATTCGGGTGGGCCTGAATATTTTGGAGTCCAACACAAAAAGTTTAAAAAATGCCTTGGGCCGTGAGCCAAGCGCCACGGAACTTTATGCGGCTCACTTCCTGGGTGCGCAGGGTGCGAAGACCTTGCTGACTGCCGCCCCGGACACCCCTGTTTCGCAGCTCCTGTCGCAGCGGGCGATCAAGGCCAATCCTTCGATGCTCAAGGACAAGAATGTTGAGCAGTTGTTGGGGATTTTGAATACGAAGATGGGGGCTCCTGCGGCTGCTGTTGCAGCGGCGCCGCCCACCCCTGCCGCGCCTATGCCCGCTGCTGCGGCGGGGGCCCCCAAGCGGGCTGCGCCTGCAGCTCCCGCAGCGCCTGTCATCTCCAAGGGGATGAATTTGGGCACGGGGTATCAGGCTGCGTTGGCCCTGTCGTTTTTGGGCGATGAGGATGAGGACAGCACTCCGCTCACGCGCGAGCAGTGGCAAGAGCGCCAGGAGCAGACGTCGGCTGCGCAGATGCTGGCGGACTACAAGCCTAAGAATGCGTTGCAGGATATTAATTGGGATGAGTCGTCTTTATTGGCTCCGCGCAAGATGGCTGATGGCGGGGAGGTAGCGAAACTGGCGGCGGGGGGTCTTCCGTATGTGCCTACGGCGCTGGTGCGGCCTTCGCTGCGCAATCAGTTGACGCAGGCGGATGCGAGCAACACGGCGTATTCCAAGGCGGTGGATGATTACAACGCGGCAGTGGATGCGTACAACGCCAACCCGCAGGGCGAGTTTACGATGAAGGAGCCAACGGCTCCTATAACTCAGGCCCAGTACGATGCGCTGGTGGCTAAGACGCGCAGTGATGTGCGCGGGCGCAATATGGCACTGCAAGTGGCGGCCAATCCTGAGCAGTATGGCTTGTCGCTGCCGAAGTTTTTCGCCGATGGCGGCGATGTGGACCTGCAGGGTCTACAGGATCAGGCGCGCAAGGGCGAGGCGTATCGCTTGATGGAGCAGTACCTCACCACCCGTGATGCGATGCCGGACATCAAGGCGAAGGTACTGCCGGAGCCCACCAATGCCGTGTTCACCGCTATGCGCATGCCAGCGGGAAGCGGGACGATCACGGTCCACAAGGACCCAGAGGTTATGCGAGTGATTGGCCCCTCGCTGATGGCGCATGAGCTGGCGCACGCCGCTGATCGCCAGATGGGGCAGCAGGCCAGTGAAGAGTCCAGTGTTATTGATGGCAAGAGCCAGTTTGCCGAGGCCTACGACAAGATGGTGGGGCGTGGCCCCTTCGTTTCTGGCAAAAAACGCACTGAGTTGGCACGCAAAGTCAACCCGGATTGGGCATCGTTTAACAAAGGGTATCGCGCCTCCCCTGACGAGATCAGCGCGCACGGGGTGGGGGCGTTTGCCCCGAGCAAAAACATGCAGGATTCGGCCCCGTTGCACGTGGATGCGACCGCAGCGACCGAATTTCAAATCCTTTTGGAGCTTGCACAACGCAGTGCGAAGAACAAAGCAACGGGTGCGGTCAAAATCCCGAACTTTTTGAAGCAAATGATGGGTTTTGCAGAGGGCGGGGAGGTCGAACCGACGCCCGAGGAGCTTGCAGCGGCCTCCCGCCCTGCTTTTGTGACTTCAAAGTCCGGAATCGGGCGGAAAATCAGCACAAAACCGGGCGAAATCGACTCCGCCATCGTCCAAGGCATCTCCGAGATGCCCTACAACCTCGTTGGCAGCGTAGCGGACGTTGGTGCGCTGGCGCTACGACCGTTTGGCTACACAAATCCGACCCCGTTTCTTGGTTCTGAGCAACTGAAACAGCTTGCAACCCGTTTGGGCGTGCGTCAGGCGCCCCCGGAGCAGCCCACTGCCCGTGCTTTCTACGAATTGGGCCAGCTTGGCAGCTCTTTGATCAACCCGGTAGCCCCGGTGCGTGGTGCGGTAGCCGCTGGGCAGGCTGCGGGGCGCACGGCCCAACAAGCGCTGCAGGATTTCCAGGGCTACAACCGCCAACTGACGGTTCCTAGCGCGTCCTACGCTGTCAAACCTAAGGGCGGGGTGTCTGCCGTGACCACTGAGCCCGGCATGGGGACTCCCATGTCTGACCTGGACAACCTACTTAAAGATTATGTTGTTGAGGCCAGAGCCACTGTTCCTGAAAGCTCGCGGGAAACGGTTATGGAGTTCTTGCGCACCAAGGCTCCCAAGTACTTCACCAACACTTACGGCACGGCCTCGGACCCGTTGCGGGAAGCTATCCGTTCTTCGCGGATTGCGCCCATGAGCAAAGAAGCGAAGGCTATGCCTTTTTCCCTGATTGAGACGGCCCGCAACCCTCAAGCTCGCGACCATGCGCAGGCAGCGATTGAGTTGGAAAAAGCCTACGATGACCTGACCGGTATTTATGGTCTTGCCTACCGTGCTCCGGATTCGACAAAGCCGCCGTCTTCCTTCTTTTCAAGCCAGCGTGAAAAACAGATTTCTGCGGCCATGGGCCGCGAAGGGGTGCCCGTAGAGGCCCGCAACCCGCCCTTGGTTGATGCATATGCAAGGGAAGAGTTTGCAGAGTACCCATATTCATCCCGGGCCTTGCGCGCAATGGTAGAGAGCCCCACGCTGCCCCCGCACCTGCAGCGAGCGCTTAAAGAAGGCGAGACGATCTACGACGCCCAACCAAGCTTTGAGATGCTCAAGCCGGGTAATGTTGTGGATGCCCTAAGCGCGATTCCTGCCAACAAACTCAAGAACATGAGCTTCCCCGAGGCGCTGATTCAAGGCATGCAGGCCACGGCGCCGCTCCGGGACTACAAAGCGGCAATTGAAATTGCTGATCGCGGAGGCGCGGTGCCCCAGGCAGCCCTGATGAAGTTTACGCAACCAGTCGTCACTACTGACAAGGGCACATGGGTGCGCCTGACCGACCCGCTGGCTACTAAAATGGAAGGCCGACTTATGAACCACTCTGTGGACGGCTACGCGCAAGGCGAGAGTTACGGCACGGCGTACACTGGTCTGCCGTATGGTGGCAAGAAGGCGTTCGAGGAGGGCCTTGCCCAGGTCTACTCGCTGCGCGATAAGAACGGCAAGCCGATGGTCACGGTGGAGGTTGCCAACAAGGGCACAAAGGAAGAGCCTAAGCTGCTCGTGACCCAAGTTCGCGGCCGGTTTAATTCGGAACCCACTGCTGGTACGCAAAAAGCAGTTTTTGATTTGTTCGACAAGCTCGACGAAGGCGGCAAGCTCAAAGAGATCAGGCCGAACAGCTACAGTGTCAGCCCAACCGGAGAACGCCTGGACCAGGGCTCTCAAGTAGACTGGGGCCGTTTGTATGACGAGTGGAAATTAGATTTCGCGGAATAAGGAACAGACATGCCCATCGAAAAAAACAACGATCTCCCGTCTGGCAATCTTGATGTTCAGGTAGAAGACATCGCTGTTGAGGACCTGCCCGACATTGAGATTGAGTTTGACCCGGAGACGGGCAGCGTTGATGTGACGCTGGGCGAGGACGACAAGGAGGTGCCTTTTGACACCAACCTTGCAGAGGTGATGGACCCCTCAGTGCTGCAGACGCTGTCGTCTGAGCTGATGGTCATGTACGAGGCGGACAAGTCCTCGCGCAAGGAGTGGGAAGAGCAGTACGGCAAGGGCCTGAAGATGCTGGGCTTCTCGTTCGAGGAGCGCACCAAGCCGTTTAAGGGCGCCGCTGGCGTGCAGCACCCGCTGCTGACTGAATCGATTGTGCAGTTCCAGTCGCAGGCGCTCAAGGAGCTGCTGCCCTCGGAAGGCCCCGTGCGCACGCAGGTGCTGGGCAAGGAGACGCGCGAGAAGTTGATGCAGGCAGATCGCGTGCGCGACTTCATGAACTACCAGATCACCACGGTGATGGAGGAGTACACGCCCGACTTCGACCAGCTCCTGTTCTACGTGGGCTACGGCGGCTCGGCGTTCAAGAAGGTCTACTTCGACGAGGACAAGCAGCGCATGGTCAGCAAGCTGATCACGCCGGATGACCTGTACATCCCCTACAAGGGCTCGTCGGTGATGTGCGAGTGTGATCGCATCATCCACCGCGTGTACATGTCCACCAACGCCTACAACAAGGCCTGCCTGCGTGGCCAGTACTTGGACACGGCGCAGGCTTCCACCCCTGCTGAGACGCCCCAGAGCACCATCCAGAAGGAGTTGGACCGCACGACCGGTGTTCAGGCGACGACGGAGCCCGAAGAGATCACGCTGCTGGAGTTCAGCATCGAGCTAGACCTCGTGGGCTTTGAGCACAAGGACGAAGACGGCGAGCTGACGGGCATCAAGCTGCCCTACATCGTCACTGTGGACGAAGTCACCAACCAAGTGGTTGGTGTGCGGCGCAACTGGAAGGAAGGCGACGATCTGTATCGCGCCTGCCAGTACTACGTCCACTACCTGCTCGTGCAGGGCCCGGGGTCCTATGGCCTTGGCTTCTTGCACTTGGTCGGTGGCCTGACCAAGACCGCCACCGGTGCGCTGCAGCAGCTCCTGGACGCTGGCACGCTGGTCAACCTGCCTGCTGGCTTCAAAGCCAAGGGCGCGCGCATCATGAACGACGATGTGCCGCTGCAGCCCGGTGAGTTCCGCGACATCGACGCGGGCGGCGCTGATTTGCAATCGACGCTGATGCCTCTGCCTTACAAGGAGCCGAGCCAGACGCTGCTGCAACTGCTGGGTATCTGCGTAGAAGCCGGGCAGCGCATGGCTTCGATCACCGACATGCAGGTGGGCGACAGCAACCAAAACGCTGCCGTGGGAACCACGATTGCGCTGCTGGAAAAGGGCAGCGCGGTCATGTCCAGCATCCACAAGCGCCTGCACTACAGCCAGAAGATTGAGTTCCAACTGTTGGCCAAGGGTTTTAGCGAGTACCTGCCCGACGAGTACCCGTACGATGTGCCCGGCGAGAGCCGCACGATCAAACGCCGCGACTTCGATGACCGCATCGATGTGCTGCCTGTGTCGGACCCCAACATCTTCTCGGTGGCCCAGCGCATCACCATGGCGCAGACCCAGCTCCAACTGGCTCAGAGCGCCCCGCAGATGCACAACATGTACGAGGCCTACCGCCGCATGTATGAGGCCATTGGCGTGCGCGACATCGACCAGATTCTGAACACGCAGAACGTCGACCGCCCCAAGGACCCGGCCAGCGAGAACGCCCAGGCGCTGGATGGCTCGCCGCTGAAGGCTTTTGCTGGCCAGCAACACGATGCGCACATCATGGCGCACCTGATGTTCGGTATGTCCCCGATTGTTGGCTCGCTCCCCAACGTGGCCATCATCTTGCAAAAGCACTGCTTTGAGCACATTCGCCTCAAGGCCGAAGAGGATGTGGAAGTCGAGCTGTTCAAGCTGTATGGCACCGACCCGGATCGCGTGGTTTCCGCCCTGCAGCGCGAGGCCATGATTGCCATGAAGGTGGCTGAGAACTTCCAGGCCATGAAGGCGCTGCAAGAGCAGATGTCCGGCAATCAGGAAGACCCGCTGGTGGCCCTGAAGAAACAGGAGCTGGAGCAAAACGCCAAGCGCGATCAGCAGCGTGGCGCCCTGGATCAGGCCCGCCTGTCCCTGGATGGCCAGAAAGCGGCTGCGGATGTCGCCGACGATCAGGCCAACCTGCGCCTGAAGGAAGCCGCCTTGGAAGCCAAGACCGGCGTGGATTACGCAAACATCGACCTACAAGGAGCGCAGCATGTCGCGAACGTCAGCCAACAAGCCTTCCAAAATGCCCAAAGCGCCAGCGCGGCCCCGACGGGAAGGCCCCAATAAGGCCAAAAGTGAAAAGCTTTCGCCCCCTGGCGTCCACTATGTTTATAGAAAAGACGCCTTCAATAAGGTGAAGATCGCGTAGTTTTGATGCACAATTGCATCACCCCTCTCAGGCACAGGGAAAGTGTCTGCCTCATCGGAGCAATCCATGCTTGAATTTGCTGAACAGGTCCAGGTCGCCATTCGTAGGCTGCGCGAAGATGCCGCGCAAATGCTTATGAGCGGTGGCGTCAAGGACATGGAGCAGTATCGCTTTCTTATGGGGCGCCTAGAGGGGTATCGGTTTGTCGAGGATGCGGTCAAACAAATCCTTGCCAAAAACTCAGACCTCTAAAGGACCTAAATGGAAGCAACTGCACTGGAGAAGAAGTGGGCAGAGGAGTCAGCGGCAGCCGCTGCTGCTGAAGCTGCCCAAAAAGTCGCGGATGAAGCTGCAAAGGCCGCCCACATGGAGCAGGCCGAGAGCATGCGAGAGCGCCTACCCCGTCCGACGGGCTGGCGGATCATCGTACTGCCGTATGCAGGCGCGCGCCGCACTAAAGGCGGCATCGAGCTGGCCAACGAGACGATTGAGCGCCAGCAGCTCACTACCACTTGTGCATACGTCCTGTCTGTTGGCGAATTGGCCTACAAGGACGAAGCAAAATTCCCCGGCGGCCCTTGGTGCAAAGAGGGGGATTGGATTATTTTTGGTCGGTACGCGGGAGCCCGCATGGCTATTGATGGCGGAGAAATCCGCATCCTCAATGACGATGAAATCCTGGCGACGATCAAAAACCCAGAAGACATCCTGCACATGTGAGGTGATAAATGGCAACTGTACTCAATGACGACCAGCTAGAGTTTGATTTGGGGGCCGATGAAAAGGCCACCAACGTCACTTTTTCGCCCCCGGAAGACGATTCCGCAGCGGGCCAACCCGAGGCTCCTGAGCCGCCAGCGGCCCGCCAAGAAGAGTCGTCGACTCATCGGGACGAGCTTGACGCGGTCAACGACAACGTCCAAAAGCGCATCTCTAAGCTCACCGCGCGCATGCGCGAGGCCGAGCGCCGCGAACAGGCGGCCTTGGAGTATGCAAAAGGACTACAAACGCAGGCTCAAACGCTTCAGCAACGACTGGTCAATACTGACTTCAGTCGTTTGAATGAGGCCAAGGCGCGCCTAGATACTCAGCAAGCGGCTCTGCGCCAGATTATTGTTAAGGCTCGGGAAGAAAACGACCTGAACACGGAGATTGAGGCCCAGGAGCGGCTTGCCGCCATGGTTCAAGATCAACGGCAGGTAGCTCAGTGGCTACAGGAACAAGGGCAACCCCAGCCCGAGCCCCAAGCTTATCAGCCCCAACAACCGGCCCAACAGCCTGCCAAGCCTCGTCCGGACCCCCGGGCAGAGTCTTGGGCTGAGAAAAACCCCTGGTTTGGTCAAAACCGCATGCTTACCTATGGAGCGTGGGGCATTCACCAACAATTAGTTGAAGAAGAGGGAATTGACCCCGCTTCTGATGACTACTATACTGAATTGGACCGAAGACTTAGGGATGAATTTCCCAAGCACTTCGCGGGCGAGCAATCGTCCAACCAACCCACCAGACAACAGCGTTCCGCACCGGCTGTTGCTCCTGCTACCCGTAGTTCGGGGATGAATAGTGTGCGCCGTACTGTCCGGCTGTCGCCGAGTCAGGTTGCTATTGCAAAGAAGCTGGGCGTTCCTCTTGAGGAATATGCCAAGTATGTGAAGGAGTGATCACGATGAGCGAACTTAAAATTGACCGTGCTGCCCGTAGCGGTGCAACCCGTGAAAAAGAAGCACGCCGCAAGCCGTGGACTCCGCCTTCCCGTCTTGACACCCCTCCTGCCCCTGAGGGCTACGAGTACCGTTGGATTCGCGCCGAAGTCAACGGTTTCCAGGACAAGCAAAACGTCTATTCCAAGCTGCGCGAAGGTTATGAACTCGTGCGCCTGGAGGATGTGCCGGATGAATATCACGGCATGCTTCCCACGATGGACGACGGCAAACATGTCGGCGTCATTGCTGTGGGCGGACTCTTGCTCGCCAAGATTCCCAAGGAAACCATTGAGGAGCGCAACGTGTACTTCCGCCGCAAGGCCCAGGAACAGTTGCATGCAGTGGACAACGAGATGATGCGTGAAAACGCTCACTCTACAATGCGAATCCAAGCGCCTGAGCGCGATTCGCGCACTACGTTCCGTCAGCCCACTTAAGGTAGGCTGGCAATCCCACCCTTTTAGGAGCTACAAATGGCAAACGTCAACAAGCCTTTTGGTCTGCGTCCTTCTGGTAACCTGTCTGCTACTGGCGCTCAGAAGCAGTACGGCTACCAGATTCAGGACAATCAGGCCGGGGCGATTTATCAGGGCGATCTGGTCGTCGTTTCCGGCGGCTACGTTATCAAGTACGACGCATCCACGCACAACGCCCCCACGGGCGTGTTCAACGGTGTTCAGTACGACGACCCCACCCGTGCTAACAAGCCGACCTGGAAAAACTACTACCCCGGTAGCATCAACATCACCACCGGCATCATCGCCTGTGAAGTGTTGGACGATCCGAGCCAGTTGTTCCTGGTGCAGGCTGATGGCGCTGTGGTCCAGGCCAACATTGGCAAGAACGCTGATCCGACCGCTTCCACCACTGGTAGCGTCACGACTGGCGTTTCCAATGGTTCGCTGTCGTCGGCTTCGATCAATACGACCCAAGCCCTGACCTTCAAAATCGTTGGCCTCTACGAGTCCCCGGACAATGCGCTGGGTGATTACGCCGTGGTCGTTGTGAAACTCAATCAACACCAGTACGGCAGCGTCGGTGTTACTGCTGACTGACGGAGTTTAATCATGGCAATTACCCGTTCCCAACTTGTCAAAGAACTGGAGCCAGGACTGAACGCATTGTTCGGTCTTGAGTACAAGCGCTACGAGAATGAGCACGAGGAGATTTTCTCCATCGAGAGCTCTGATCGTGCGTTTGAAGAAGAGGTCATGCTGACCGGCTTCGGCTCTGCCCCGGTGAAGACCGAAGGTGCTGGCGTGGCGTACGATACCGCTCTGGAATCGTTCACCGCTCGCTACACCCACGAGACCATCGCCATGGCGTTTGCGCTGACCGAAGAAGCCGTTGAGGACAACCTCTACGACCGTCTGTCGGCTCGCTACACCAAGGCTCTGGCTCGTTCGATGGCCAACACCAAGCAGGTCAAAGGCGCGTCTGTGCTGAACAATGCTTTCACCGGCGGCAGCTATGCTGGCGGCGACGGCGTGGCTCTGTGCTCGACCGCTCACCCGACCGCTCTGGGCCCTGACTTCTCCAACCGCCCTGCCGTCGCGGCTGACCTGAACGAGACCTCTCTCGAACAGGGCATCATCGACATCGCAGCGTTCACGGACGAACGTGGCCTGAAGGTCGCTCTGACCGCCCGCAAGATGATCGTTCCGAAGGAACTGCAGTTCACCGCTGAGCGACTGATGAAGTCCACTTTGCGCACTGCGTCCGCCGACAACGACATCAACGCGATCAAGTCCATGGGCCTGATCCCCGAGGGTTACGCTGTCAACCACTTCCTGACCGACATCAACGCATGGTTCCTGATCACCGATGCGCCCAACGGTCTGAAGATGTTCCAGCGTTCGCCCATCCGCACCGCGTTCGAAGGCGACTTCGACACCGGCAACGTGCGTTACAAGGCCCGCGAGCGTTACAGCTTCGGCTGGTCTGACCCGCGCGGTATCTACGGTTCTCCTGGCGCCTAAAAATCGCCGGAAATCGATGAAAAGGGGCCCTTGTGGCCCCTTTTCTTTTGCGGTATATTGCGTCAAGCCCGGGACTCCCGAGCGTAGTAGACCGACCCGGCGGACGACATGCAGACTACTACGCGACTCGCATGTGAGGATTCATCATGGCAAATACCACGTTCACCGGCCCGGTTCGTTCCCAGAACGGCTTTCAGTCCGTCACCGTCAGCTCCACCACTGGCGCCGTCACTGTTAACGGCACCTTTGGTTCGTCTACCAGTGTGACGGACTTGACCACCACAAATCTGGTTTTCACTGACCAAAACCACCCCACCACTGCTGCGATTAATGCTACGGCCGTCGCCACTGCCGCAGAGGTCAAAACCGGCTACATCACTTCCACTTCGGCATCGCCCACAACCATCACTTTGCCTACTGGCACGTTGCTGGGCGCGGCTTTGGGAGCAACCCGTGGCACCGTGTTGGAACTGTACGTTGACAACACCGCAGGGGCCAGCACTGTGACCATCGCTGTTGCCACCAACGGTATCCTGTCTTCTGCCGCCGCAGACACTGCAGGCAGCTTCGGTGACCTGACTATCGCTTCTGGCGCTACTGGCTTGGCACGATTCACCATCATGTTCTCCAGCGCAACGGCCTACGTATTTACCCGCACGGCCTAATTAGGAGTCCACCATGGGCTTTCAATTTGACGTAAGGTCAAAGACGATGACCACAACCGGTGCTACGGGCATCGGTTACCCGCGTGCGCGTATTAAAGCTATTTATTACGTCGCAGGCACTGCAGGCTCAATTTCCTTTAAGGACGGTGATGCAAGCGGCGAGGAGAAAATTCTCTTGGCTACCCCTGCCAGCACCGCAGGAAACGGGTCTACCTACGTCTTGATTCCAGGCGACGGGGTCGTGTTTGCGGCAGACCCGTATCTCACCATCACGGGTCCCTCTTCGGTGACCTTCTTCTACGGCTAAGGAGTCCATCATGGGACGAGCAGCAAAAATGGCAATCCCCGAGTACCAGGGCGAAATGCAGCCCGGTGCGCAAAAGCAGGACATGGCCAAGGGCGGTCCGAAGCAGACTCCCCGCAAGGACTACCAGAAGCCTTCGTCTTCTGTGGCTCCGCGTGGTGTGGGCATGGCCCGCAACAAGCAGTGCAAGATGTACTGAGATGGCTAAGTCTCCCGCTTGGCAGCGTAAGGAAGGCAAGGACCCCAAGGGCGGCTTGAACGCCCGGGGGCGTGCCTCCGCGAAGGCTCAGGGCATGAACCTGAAGCCTCCGGCTCCCAGCCCCAAGACCAACGCAGACAAAGGACGCAAGGCGTCCTTTTGTTCTCGGATGGAGGGGATGAAGAGTAAGCTGACCAGCGCCAAGACTGCCAAGGACCCGGATTCCCGGATTAACAAATCGCTGCGTGCGTGGAAGTGCTGACATGGGCCAACATCAAGAAACAGTGAAAAACACGCTGGACATTGTCTCGGTGTTTGCAGCAATAGGTTCTTTTCTTGAACTGCTGACCCCGGTGTTCGGTTTGATTGGTGCTGTGTGGACGCTCATGCGTATCGCAGAGATGGTCACCGGCAAGCCGTTCTCTGAAATTGTTCGCCGCAAGAAGGTGGCTGACGATGCCAGCAGCGAGTAAGAAGCAAAAGCGCTTGATGGATGCGGCGGCGCACAGCCCCGCATTCGCCAAGAAGGTAGGCATCCCTATGTCCGTCGCTAAGGACTTCAGTGAGTCCAGCAAGGGCTTGAAATTTAGGAAAGGTGGTGGTGAAATGATGGGTTACAAAAAAGGCGGCCTTGCTATGCGTGGTGAGGGCATCGCCAAAAAAGGTTTTGCCAAGGGTGGTGCGGTGACGGCCAAAGGTGCTGACACTGCTGGTCCGCAAGGCGGTCCGACCCACCAGCCGGTCAAAAAGAGCGTCCAAGGCGACACCGTGCAGGTTCGCGGCGTGGGCGCTGCTCGTGCTCGTAAGGCCACGATCTACTGAGCATCATGGCCACTTCAGGCGTTGCCACCTTCAACCTGGAGTTCGATGACATCATCGTCGAGGCGTATGAACGCTGCGGCCTTGATGTCAGGGACGGCTACGACATGAAGACGGCACTGCGCTCGATCAACCTGATGTTCGCCGAGTGGGCGAACCGTGGCTTGAACCTGTGGACCATCGAGCAGCGCCAAGTTGCTCTGGTGGCCGGGCAGTATGAGTACACGCTGCCGGATGACACTGTCGATGCTTTGTCGGCGGTCATTCGCACGAACGCAGGTTTGTCCACGCAGCAGGACATCACGATTGATCGCATCGGCTATGCCGAGTATCTGCATGTGCCCAACAAGAGCACGCAGTCTCGTCCGGCGCAGTATTTTGTTCAGCGCACGGCCCCGGCCAAGCTATTCTTGTATCCGGCTCCTGATGCCACGCAGTCCTACATCTTCCGCTACTACGCCATCCGGCGCATCCAGGATGCGGGCACGTTCTCAAATACGGCGGACATTTCGTTCCGATTCCTGCCCTGTTTGATTGCGGGAACCGCGTACTACCTGTCTGTGAAGAAGGCGCCTGAGCGCATCCAGTTGCTCAAGACCATGTACGAAGAGGAGTTCGCCCGCGCGGCTGCAGAAGACCGCGAAAGGTCGAGCTATTTTGCGGTTCCTAAGACCTGGGGGTACTAGGAATGAGCGGTGGGTGGGCCTCCGGCAAATTTGCAATTGCTCTGTGCGATCAGTGCGGGCAGCGCTTTAAGCTCAACGCCCTCATCAAGGACTGGAAGGGCTTCAAGGTTTGTCGTGAGTGCTATGAGCCCAAGCATCCTCAGTTGGAGCCTAAGCGGACGATCACGGAGCCCCAGGCGTTGTACCAGCCGCGCCCTGAGGCGCGCATGGCTGTGACAGTTTTTGTGGGTAGCCCGGGTGATTCTTCAATTGGCAGTATCGGTATGATTCCGATGCCGTTGTCTCAGCAGTTGTGGGCCGCTGGGGTGCTTGCTCCTGTCACGGTGGAGATCACATGAATTACACAGAACTCAAAGCCACAATTGAGGACTACACTGAGAACACCTTCACGCAGGATGAGCTTGCAACCTTTGTGAAGCAGGCCGAGCAGCGTATTTACAATACGGTGCAGCTTGCCAACTTGCGCAGGAACGTGACGGGCACCTTCTCGGCGAACAACAAATACCTCTCGGCCCCGGGCGATTTTTTGTCGGTCTATTCCATCGCCGTAATTGATCAGCTTGGCGACTACCACTATCTCAAAAACGTGGATGTCAACTACATTCGGCAGGTCTACCCATCGGCTTCGACCACCGCGCTGCCCAAGTACTACGCCATTTTTGGTCCCGTCACGAACTTGCAGACGGAGTTGTCTTTTATCGTGGGACCGACTCCCAATTCGTCATATGCAGTAGAGCTGCATTACTACTACTATCCGACCTCGATGGCTGATACGGTCAATAATCCGTCGGGCACCACGTGGTTGGGCGACAATTTTGACTCTGTCTTGCTGTACGGCTCTTTGGTGGAGGCCTACACCTTCATGAAGGGCGAGCAGGATATGATGGCTGTCTACGACACCAAGTACAAAGAGGCCTTGATGCTTCTTAAGAACCTGGGCGACGGCAAGCAGCGCGGTGACGCATACCTGGATGGTCAGGTCAAGCTCAAGGTGCAGTAATGATCAGTGCAGGACTTGTCACCAGTTTCAAAGGGCAGTTGCTGCTGGGTCAGCACGATCTGCTCAACGACGTCATCAAAATCGCCCTGTACAGCTCGTCGGCGGTTCTGGGCCCAGAGACCACCGTTTACACCAGCACCGGGGAAGTCACCAGTGCGGGGTACACGGCGGGCGGGCAGGTCTTGCTTCTTCCCGTCGTGAGCAGTGGTAATGGGACAGGTTTTGCCAGTTTTGCCGATCCAATTTGGTACGCGACGACATTTTCCGTTCGTGGCGCCCTCATCTACAATTTCACCAAGGGCAACAAAGCTATTGGCGTGTTGAACTTTGGTCTCGATCAGGTAACGCTGACCCAGGATTTCAAGATTCAATTCCCTGCCCCCAATCCAGAAACCGCGCTGATTCGCGTTACCTAAGGAGCAGAACATGCTGTCCGAAAAATCAAAAGCCGTTGATGTTGTCCAGGCTGCCCTGACTCGTCTTTCCGGGGCGCAGGACTGCGCTTCGGCCAAGGGTGTGTACGCCCTAGAATGCCGGGATGCCCAGGGCAATCTTAAATGGCAGCAAGACATTTCTAACTTGGTTGTCAACCAGGGCCTGCAGGACATGAACGCCAAGTATTTTACCGGCAGCGGCTACACTGCCACGTGGTACCTTGGTTTGTACGGCGCGGCCGCATCCAATACCCCGGCAGCCGGGGATACCATGGCTTTGCATGGGGGCTGGACTGAAATCACCCCGTATAGCAACGCTACTCGTCCTGCTTGCACTTTTGGCACTCCCACTACGGCCAACCCGTCGGTGGCCACCAACAGCGCATCCCCGGCCGCGTTCACCATCAACGCAACGGCCACTGTTGGTGGGGCGTTTTTGACCTCCAATAACACTAAAGGTGGTTCCACGGGCGTGTTGTTCTCGGCCTCTGACTTTGCGGCCCCCGGGGATCGCGTGGTGGCTTCGGGCGACACCTTGAACGTGACTTACACGTTCAGCCTCACCGCAACCTAATAGGAGCGCCTTATGGCATTCAAAATTGGTGATGTTGTTCGGCTCAAGTCGGTAGTTCCGCAGGGCCCTGTCATCCGCATGCGGATGGATGAACAAACGGGCGTCATTTCCTATCTTTTGGAATGGACGGATCAGGCTGGGCAGGTTCAACAGCGCTGGTTCACGGAATCCCAGCTAGAGGCCTAATATGGCCGAAGGCGGCTGGGGCTCGGGCACGTGGGGGGAGGCCGGTTGGGGCATGTCGGTCTACGCCCGCGCGGCCGACGAGGCAGCCTCCGCCTTGGATTCCGGCACAGCGGCAGGGACTACTTACCTTTCGTCTCTTTCTGAGAATTGCACGGCAACCGATAGCATCTCGGCCACCCAGGCATTTATTGGGGTTGTTCAAGAGACGGCGCAGGCTGTGGACAGCCCCGACGCGGCGGGCAGCATTTATGCTGCCGTGGTGCAAGCGCAGGCCAGTGCGGCGGATGCGCTTGCGACTGCTCAGATTTTCCTCACACAGGTCTCAGAAGCAGCCTCCGCCCTGGGCGATGCTGCAGCGCAACAAGTCTTTTCTGCGCAGATTTCTGAGGCGGCGCAGGCCGTGGATGAGGTTGATGGCTCTTTTGCCTACTTCTCAGGGGTCTCGGAGACTGTTCAAGCTCAAGACGAAACCAATGGGCTGAACATTCTTGGCGCTGAAGTAGTTGAAAACTCTTCGGCGTTTGATACCATGGGGGCTGATCAGGTCTTCGACACGCGGGTGTCCGAGACCGTATCGGCCCAGGACCTAACCGCTTCGCGAGCGGCGTTTATTGCGGCCCTTGTTGAAGGAGCCCTGGCAACCGATAGCATCGTGTCTTCGTTCCTTTGGAACGATATTGACGACACGCAAACCCCGAGCTGGCAATCCGTCAGCAATACGCAAGGTCCTGGGTGGGCAGGGGTGGTGGATACGCAAACCCCGAGCTGGCAATCCGTCAGCAACGCACAGAGTCCTGGGTGGGCAGGGGTGGCGGATACGCAAGCACCCAACTGGCAAGAGATTGTCACGTAAGGATTAAAAATGGCGACTTCATACACTTCTTTGCTTGGTTTGGCTCTCCCGGTCACGGGCGAGCTTCAGGGTACCTGGGGCGATACTGTCAACAACAGCATCACCTCGCTGCTCGATACAGCGATTGCGGGCACCACCACATTGAGCACTGATGGCGATGTGACGCTTTCCACCACGACGGGCGCTTCCAACCAAGCTCGACAGGCCATCCTTTTGTGTACTGGTGCTCGCACGGCGCAGCGCACCATCACTGCCCCAGCGCAGTCCAAAATCTACACCGTCATCAACGCCACCAGCGGTGGTTTTGCAGTCAAACTGGTTGGAGCAGGCCCGACCACGGGTCTGACGATTCCCGCAGGTGCATCCGCCGTGGTGGCTTGGAACGGCTCGGATTTTATTGAGGTAGGCGCCAATACGATTGGCAGTCTGATTGTCAACGGCAACCTTTCTGTCAATGGCAATACCACGCTGGGGGATGCAGCGGGCGATTCGGTGACCGTCAATGCCGGAACCACCACATTTGCTCAAGGCACCGCAAACGGTGTGGCATATCTTAACGGCAGCAAGGCTTTGACTTCGGGCAGCTTGCTGACTTTTGACGGCACCACGCTCACTGCTCCCGTCTCGGTTATAACTGCCAATAGCGTCTCCAACGCCCTGCGCATCACCCAGACCGGCACCGGCAACGCCCTGCTGGTAGAGGACTCTGCAAACCCGGATAGCACGCCGGTTGTGATTGATGCGAGCGGCGTCTTGGTTGTAGGCCACACAACGCCGCTTGTGTCCGGTTACGATGTCCAGTCAATCACGACTGACGGTGCAAGTTATGTCGCCCAGCGGTACAACGCTGGCCCTAGTGGCGTGTTTGTGCGAATGGACAAATCGCGTGGCGCTTCTATCGGTACTAACGCGATTGTCAACATCGATGATGTTATGGGCACGCTGCAATGGCGGGGCGACGACGGCACTGAGTTCATCCGCGCCGCTGAGATCACCGCAGCCGTTGACGGCACCCCCGGCGCGGGCGACATGCCCGGTCGTTTGGTCTTCAGCACCACCGCTGACGGGGCGAGCACGCTGACGGAGCGGATGCGGATTGATAGTGTTGGGACCAGCACGTTTACTGGCCAAGCAATTATTAACGCATCCGGCACATCAGATGCACTTCGCATCACCCAGACCGGCACCGGCAACGCTCTGCTGGTCGAGGACGCGGCCAACCCGGACTCGACGCCGTTTGTGGTGGATGCGAGCGGCGTTATAGTTGCAGGCTACACCACAGCAGCACTTGGGTTAAACACCGCCGCACCTATAGTGCAACTTCACAGCAGCTCCCCAAACACAGGGAATTTTGCGCTGTTCCAATACAACGCCACACCTGCAAACAGCGGTGGCTTGGTGTTTAACCGTTCAATGAGTGGTGTAGTCGGCACAAACACTACGGTTGCAAGCGGTGATTCTTTTGGGCGCATTCGTTTTGCTGGGTATGACGGAACAGCTTTTATTGAAGGCGCTCGAATTAACGCCGAAGTAGACGGCACCCCCGGAACTAACGACATGCCGGGCCGTCTGGTGTTCAGCACCACGGCTGACGGGGCGAGTACGCCGACGGAGCGGATGCGCATCACCAGTGCTGGCAAGACAGGCTTTGCTACATCGGCTCCAGCAGCAACAGTCCATGTGGCTGGTAACACCATCCTGAGCAACGTCAACGTGCTTGGTGCAAGCTACGACAGCGTGTCTTTCTCTGTTGCGGCAGAAGACACAAGCCCTACTGATGTCTTTTTTAGCCCTGACGGCAAAAAGATGTTTGTTTTGGGAGCCACTGGCGATGATGTTAACGAATACGTCCTATCGACCCCGTGGCTTGTTTCTTCTGCAACTTACCGCACAAACTTTTCTGTCTCCGCGCAAGACACCGCCCCACAGAGCCTGTTTTTTCGGGCCGATGGTCTGAAGATGTATGTGCTTGGTGCAACCAACGACACCGTTTATCAGTACTCGTTAGCAACCGCGTGGGACATTGCAACCGCAACTTACGATGGCATATCGTTTTCTGTCGCTGCGCAAGAAACGGCCCCTCTAGCGTTGACTTTCAAGCCAGATGGGTTGTCGATGTATGTGGTGGGCTCGACGAATGACATCGTGTACCAGTACACGCTTTCTACGGCGTGGAATGTAAGCACAGCGTCTTTACTTCAGAGCTTCAGTGTAACCGCCCAAGAAACTAACCCGACCGGCATTCAGTTTACCGGCGATGGTTCGCGCATGTTCGTGTTAGGTTCCACTGGAGACGACATCAACGTCTATAACCTAACCACACCGTGGGACATCAGCACCGCAGCGTTTGTCAGCGTGTTCAGTGTGGTGGGGCAAGACACATCTCCGCAAGGCTTTTACATCAGGCCTGATGGCACGAAGATGTATATTGCTGGGCAAACCAACGACACAGTATTCCAGTACACAGTACCAAGCATTGACATCCAACTGACGGGCCCGACCAGCACTAACGGCAATCTAACTGTCCAGCAAGATTTGACGGTTTACGGCAGAGTTGGGGTGGGCACTGCTAGTCCCAGTGTTTCCCTGGCCATTTCGGCCTCAGATGCTATGCTTATCCCAGCGGGCGCGACCGGGAGTCGTCCAACGGGGGTGGCTGGGTATTTGCGGTTTAACACGACCAGTAGTGAGTTCGAGGGGTACAACGGTTCAGCGTGGGCCTCGGTCGGCGGTGCTGCAATCAGTAACGACACTTCGACGGCAACGAACGTGTATCCGTTGTTTGCGAGTTCGACTTCTGGCACTGCGTCAATTGTTTACACCTCGAACGCCAAACTGCTGTACAAGCCCAGCACGGGAGAATTCAGTGCGAGTATTCCCCGCGCCAGCAACGGCATTTTTGTGAACACTCAAGCGATTGCAGCGAACTACACGATTGCTGCAACGGACAATGGCCTGAGCGCAGGCCCGGTAACTGTTAACAGCGGCATCACGGTCACGGTCTCGTCCGGCGCTGTGTGGACTGTGGTTTAAGGAGTAGATATGACGATCACAATTTCCGGCACAACCGGCCTTGCCGGTGTAGACGGCTCTGCGGCTTCTCCTGCCATTCAAGGCAACGATACCAACACCGGCATCTTCTTCCCCGCCGCAGACACGATTGCGTTTGCTGAAGGCGGCGCGGAGGTGGCGCGGTTTGATAGCTCGGGGAACTTGGGGGTTGGGACGAGTTCGCCCAGCACCTACGCAAACGGCGCAGCTCCAACTCTGGTGGTTGGAACGGGTAACAATTGGGTAGTGGCACAACCACGCACTGACGGGCCTTCTGGTGCAGGTAACGGCGTTCGGATTGCAGGCAACTACTTGACGAACCCGAAGCCCGGTGCAGCATTCTGGATTGGCGCTCAAGGTGGCGCAGGCCAGCGCGGAATGCTCGGGTTCTTCACCAAAGACACCGACGACAACACGAATGAACCAACCGAACGCGCCCGCATCGACAGCAGCGGTCGCCTGCTAATCAACCTCACTTCGTCTATTTCTTCTGCCGCTGTTTTGCAAGTCCAGCAAAACTGTTTGACGGGGGTGATGACGGAGTTCAATGACACCGACACTACGTCTACCAACAACGTTATTCGCTTTCGCAAGAACGGCACGGAAGCGGGCCGGATTGCGGTTACTACCAGCAACACCACCCAGTATTTAACTTCTTCCGACTACCGCTTAAAAGAAAACGTCCAGCCCATGACCGGGGCGCTGGCGCGAGTTGCGTTGCTCAAGCCCTGCACCTACACATGGAAATCCACGGGCGAGGCAAGCCAAGGCTTCATTGCTCACGAATTGGCGCAAGTGTGCCCGGATGCAGTCAGCGGGGAGAAGGATGCCGTGGATGAAGATGGCAACATCAAACCCCAAGGCATCGACACCAGCTTCCTAGTCGCAACCCTGACCGCCGCCATCCAAGAGCAACAAGCCCTCATCGCCGCGCTGCAAGCAGATGTCGCCGCGCTGAAAGGACAAGCATGAGCCAAGTAACTATTTCCGGCAACGCCGGTGGCACCGGCATCTTCACGATTGCCAGCCCGAACAGCAACAGCAACGTCACACTGACGCTCCCGGCTACGACGGGGACTGTTCTTGCCGCAGATGGTTCTGGCAACGTGTCTGTTTCAGGTACTGTTACCGCTACGTCTTTCTCCGGCAGTGGCGCATCCTTAACTGGTATCCCTGCTCCGTCCGCTCTTACAACCGCATCTGGCTCTGCGCCGAGCTACTCGGCCCGCGCTTGGGTGAACTTCAACGGCACCGGTACGGTGGCTATCCGGGCTTCAGGTAACGTCAGCAGCATCACGGATAACGGTACTGGCAACTACACCGTGAACTTTACGACTGCGATGTCAGATGCAAATTACTCTGTCACTGCGCTGTCGTCTAGAGATGCAAGCACTTCAAACATAATTACGCAGATTGACGGAACGACTTTTACAAGTTCCGCGTGCCGCATCCGAACTTTTGATGTGGCTAACGGCGGTCAAGATGCACTGAATGCCTGCGTCTCCGTTTTCCGTTGAAAGGTAACCATGAACTCTCGCATCATTTACCCCACCGACGATGGCGGCGTGGCTGTCATCATTCCTGCTGCCGAGTGCGGCCTGACGATTGAAGAGATCGCAGCCAAAGACGTTCCGGCTGGCAAGCCTTACCAAATCGTGGATGTCGCTGACATTCCGTCTGACCGCACCTTCCGTGGTGCTTGGGAGTACGCAGCATGATTACCATCAACCTAAACAAAGCCAAAACTATTGCTCACGATATGCGCCGTGCTGCGCGGGCGGCAGAGTTTGCACCGCTGGACATCAAGGCCACTATCCCAAGCGAGGCTGCTGCGGCTGAAGTGGCAAGGGCCGTCATCAGGGCTAAGTACGCAGGGATTCAAACAGACATGGATGCTGCGGTTGATGTCGTTGAGCTGAAAAGCATCGTGGAGGCCGCACTGTGAGCATCGTAAAAGCCAACACCTACCAAGACGCCTCTGGCGGTAGCAACGCTGTCTTCAGTGGCGTGGCCTCGCCGCCTAATAGCATGGGGTTCAGAAATCGGATTCTGAACGGAGGGATGGTTATTGACCAGAGGAATGCTGGGGCGAGTGTTGCAACAACGACTACCGCCGCAGGCGTATATACCTTGGATCGCTGGGCGTACCAAGTTAGCGCGGCGTCTAAATTTACAGTTCAGCAAAATGCTGGCTCCGTAACGCCTCCTGCTGGATTCACGAACTATTTGGGTTGCACTTCGACATCTGCTTATAGTGTTGGAACAAACGACTATTTTACAATTCAGCAAAGACTAGAGGGCTACAACACCTCTGACCTTGCGTGGGGCACTGCGAATGCTCAAACAGTCACCATTTCGTTTTGGGTTCGCAGTTCGTTGACCGGAACCTTTGGTGGCGCGGTGCGTAATAGCAGCGGTGGACGCTACTACTTGTTTAGTTACACAATCAGTGCTGCGAACACATGGGAGTACAAAACTGTCACGGTCGCTGGAGACACGACAGGGACGTATCAAACAACAAACTCAGTAGCGTTTGAGGTTTGGTGGTCTCTTGGGGCAGGTTCTGGGTTGTCCGGAACGGCGGGTTCTTGGTCAACCACCAACCAAACTCAGCCAACGGGCTCCACCTCTGTAGTCGGCACCAACGGAGCCACCTTCTACATCACCGGCGTCCAGCTTGAAGCTGGCACTGTGGCCTCGCCGTTTGAGCGCAGGGACTACGGGCGGGAACTGATGATGTGCCAGCGGTACGCATATGTTTGGGACAGTAGTGAAGGTAGTGGCTCATTTGCAAAAGTTTCAGTTGGATTTTTTTCGTCCACAACTAATTTTAAAAGTCTTACATATTTTCCGGTGAAGATGAGGGCCGCCCCAACTAGCGTAACTGCATCAGGTTCTCTGAATATGTTTGATGGGGCTTCCAACTACACAGCAACCGCTATTGCTATAGACCAAGCGCATCCATTGACCTTAATGTTGGAAGTTACCTGTTCTGGGGCGACTGCGTACAGACCGGGAACATTTCAAGCGAATAACAACAATACCGCGAAAATAATTGTGAGTGCAGAACTATGAACGACTGGAAACTTACCCCGAAAGGCAACGCTGTTTATCGCGTTAACGGCGATTTGTTTGAGTCAAAAACGCTCGATGATCCTGAGTACCTCGCGTGGCTGGCGCAGGGCAACACGCCGACCCCGGCAGACGCGCCTGCGGAGGAATAAATGAGTGATCCGCTGTCTTGGGCAACGGCATAATTTATTTGGGGTCAGCCGCTGCCCCTTCCCAGCGGCGCAATGGAGATTAAAAATGACTGAGCAAGAACGCCAAAATACCGAGATAATTCTGAAACTACCCTTGGGCGCCGTGGACGCCATGGTGAACATCATTGCGGACCGCCCCTACAAGCAAATTGCAGGACTGATCGAGTCCATCCGGGCCCAAGTCATCCCCCAGATGCCTGTTGCGACGACCCCCGAAACCGAACCCGAAGACGCTCCTGTGCAGTGACGAAAGGCAGCCATGCCCCTGAAAAAGATTCTCCTCAAGCCGGGGTTGAATCGGGAGAACACCCGATATACCACTGAAGGCGGCTGGTACGACTGCGACAAAATTCGCTTTCGCCAAGGCACGCCTGAAGTGATTGGGGGATGGCTGCGTATCTCCGCCCAGACCTTTCTAGGCATCTGCCGCTCTTTGTGGTCTTGGGTCACTCTGGCCGGAAGTTCGCTGACGGGCGTAGGCACAAACCTGAAGTTCTACATCGAACAAGGCGCCGCCTACTACGATGTCACCCCGCTTCGCAGCGCCGCAACCCTGACCAACCCCTTCACCGCCACTACCGGTAGTTCGGTAATCACGGTTCACGACGTTGCCCATGGTTCAAGCACCGGGGACTTTGTGACGTTCTACTCCGCCACCGGGCTGGGCGGCAATATCACCGCAGCGGTGCTCAATCAAGACTATAAGATCACCCTCGTTGATGTAGACAACTACACCATCACCGTCTCGGCGGTGGCCAATGCGTCTGATACGGGACAGGGCGGCACCGTATATGCTGCCTATGAGGTTCCCGTGGGGCCTGAGGTTTCTGTCCCCCTGACCGGCTGGGGCGGTGGCGGCTGGGGCTCAGGTTCTTGGGGTTTTAGCCAGCCTTCGACAGAAGGTCTGCGGTTGTGGAGCCAAAGCAATTTTGGCGAAGACTTACTGTTTGGTTACCGCACGGGGCCAATTTACTATTGGGATGCGACCAATGGCGTGTTGGGTCCTTTGGCCACGATCACCGTTGCGGTTCCTGCGGTGGTGACGACATCTATCCCCAAAGCCGATGGGGATACGGTCATTCTCACCACCGATGGTGCACTTCCCACGGGGCTTGTCCCGGGACAACTTTACTACGTGGTGGCTTCCACTGGCACTTCGTTTAGCCTGTCCTTGACCCCTGGGGGTGCGGCAATCACCACTACCTCGGCGGGCTCGGGCCTTGCTCGCCTTTCCCCGCGTGGCGTGGCCTTGACCGATATCGTGGGGGCCAACCAAGTGCCCACCACGCAAAATTTTATCTTGGTCTCGGACATTAGCCGATTTGTGTTTGCGTTTGGCGCCAACGAAATCTCCCAGACGGTGCAGGACCCGATGCTGATTCGTTGGTCGGCGCAAGAAGACTTTTTGGAGTGGGAGCCCAAGGTGACCAACCAAGCGGGCTCGGTGCGCTTGTCTCACGGCTCGTCAATCATCACCGCTATTCAGACGCGCCAGGAGATCGTAGTCTTTACCGATTCGTCCCTGTATTCACTTCAATATATTGGCCCTACATTCGTATGGGGCACCCAGATTTTGGGTGACAACATCTCGATCATTGGCCCCAACGCCACGGCGGTGGCCTCCAACGTGGTGTTTTGGATGGGGCTGGACAAGTTTTATATGTACGATGGTACGGTCAAAACCTTGCGTTGCGATCTGCGCCGCTATGTGTACAACGACATCAACCTAGCACAGGGTGCGCAGGTGGTATGCGGTACTAATGAAGGGTTTAACGAGGTCTGGTGGTTTTATTGCTCTTCCGGCAGTACAACGGTGGATAAATACGTGACCTACAACTACGCCGAAGATGTTTGGGCGTATGGAACGATGGGTCGCACGGCGTGGTTGGATGTGGGCATCAACTCTTATCCCTTGGCCGCTACGTACAGCCACAATCTTGTTTCGCACGAGTTTGGCATCAACGATGGGGAAGGTAGTACGCTGCTGCCGATCTACTCCTATATTTTGTCGTCTGAATTTGACATCGACGATGGCCACAACTTTGCATTTATCTACCGCGTACTGCCTGATTTGACATTCCGGGGGTCAACGGCGGCGTCCCCGTTGGTGACGATGACGCTGCTGACGCTGCGTAACTCCGGCTCGGGTTACACAACCCCAGGCTCAGTAGGCGGAGAAGATAACCGTCCCGTGGTGCGCACAGCCGAGTTCCCGGTTGAACAGTTCACTGGGCAGATATACACCCGAGTTCGGGGACGTCAAATATCGATGAAGATTGAGTCCAATCAACTCGACACCACGTGGCAGCTCGGTGCCCCGCGAATTGACATTCGTGCTGACGGCAGGCGCTAACTCATGACCTTTATTGTTACTTCCCAGTACGAGCTCAACCGGGTCGCGGCGCCACGGTTGCCCGATGCGCCCGTGGAGTATCAGCGGCAATATCATGATCAGTTCGCCAACGTCCTGCGCCTGTACTTCAACCGGCTGGACAACATTCTGGGGCAACTCACAGCGGCTATGGAAACAATCCCCATATCAATTAACGGCACCAACGTAGACGCCTTTGGACGACTGCGGGTTAGCCAGCCCTATACCTTGTTCGACAGCCAAAGTCGGTACGCCGCTGATAACCAGTTCAGCACCTCCACTTCTGGTACTGGCACTTCTACGTTTAACACCAATCAGTCCAGCGTCAGTATGGCTGTGACGGGTGGCGGCGTTGGCTCTGTGGTGCGGCAGTCGTTTCGCAACATGCTGTATCAGCCGGGCAAGGGCTTGCTGGTGTTGGCTACCTTTCAGATGGACAACGGCACATCTGCCAACCTTAATCAAAGTGTGGGCTACTTCAACACCCAAAACGGGGTGTTCTTCCGTCGAACCGGGGGCGTGAATGCATTTGTAATGCGCTCCAATACTTCGGGCACCCCAACCGATGCTCGTTTTGCCAATCAAGCAAACTGGAACGGCGACAAGTTGGATGGTACTGGAGCGTCAGGCTACACCCTTGATCTTAGCCACCCGCAAATTTTATGGATGGACTTCGAGTGGCTGGGCGTCGGCTCGGTGCGCTGCGGCTTCATTATTAACGGTCAATACGTTGTCTGCCACACGTTCGATACCGCCAACGTCTACGGCACGACGGTGTACATAACCACGGCAATCTTGCCGGTTCGATACGAAATTACTACCACAACAGCAGCGGTTGCCGCGACGTTGACGCAGATTTGTTCGTCGGTAGTGTCAGAGGGCGGGTTTGAGGCCACCTCAATTGAACACGTTGCAAGACGTACAACGGTGCTGGGCACCATCAACACGGCGGCTAACTTTCTCCCAGTTGTCTCGATCCGGCTGGCATCCACAGCGCTGGGTGCAGTGGTGCTTCCAAGCCGCATACAGTTTCAGCCGACAACGCTGCAAAACTACGAGATTGCATTGATCAAGAACCCGGTTCTTACTGGGGCTACTTGGGCGGCGACCGTGCCGTCGGACAGCAACGTGGAGTTTGATGTTGCAGCTACGGCGATTGCCACGGCGGGCACGATTGTCCAGACTGGGTACATTGCCAGTTCGGGCGGTGGCGGCCAAGCAGATACAACGGCTCCGACCGGGTTTAACTGGGACCAACAATTGGGGGTGTCGCTGACCAATGTCAGCGACATCTATACCTTGGGTGTCCGCACCATTTCCGGCGCTACAACCGGCGATGGGGTTGGTTCTATTTCGTTCTACGACTTGACGCAGTAATTGCCCTGTCAAAAACGAGTTCAACATGCTACGATTGAGCCACTCTCTCGCCTCTCAAAGGAGCCTTCATGGCCGCTGAAGACCAAGGCATTATGTCCCTTCCGATGGAGGGCGAGGCCACTTCCCAAAACATGCCCCAAATGCCGCTGGAAGAGTCTTATGACGCGGTACAGCAGGGCCTGCAAAACGCCTCCCCACAGGCAGCAGCGGATGTTCAGCAACTCATGGCCAGCATCATGCCGCAACTGGACCAGTTGTCGGATGAGGAGCTAGACACGCTTTTGCAGATGGTGCAGTACCTCTACGAAGGCGGCGAAGAGCAATACGCCAAGCGACTGCAGGAAGCAATCTCGTCCGGGGCCATTGACGCAGGGGATTTGCCCGACGAGTACGACCCCGAGGTGCTGTCTTCCATCGGTACGGTGCTGCTGCAAGCCGTTCGCCAACGCCAGGGGGGCATGCAGGCGGAGCAAGGCCCGATGCCCCCGGCTCAGTTCGCCCGAGGCGGTATTGCCGAGGCGGCTCGGATGGTGGCGTCCAAAGGGCGCTACGGCGACACCATGCTGGCGCATATCACCCCGGAAGAAGCAAGGTTGCTGAAAAAGCGCGGGGGCTCGGGCTCAATCAACCCCGAGACCGGGTTGCCGGAATTCTTCCTCAAGAAGCTTTTCCAAGGGGTCAAACAGGTTTTTAAAAGCGTTGCCAAGGCCGTCAAGTCGATTGTCAAGTCCCCGATTGGCAAAATCTTGTCTACTGTGGCGTTGGCCACGTTCCTTGGCCCGCTGGGCGCCTTTGCACTCCCAGTTGCTTCTGGCACTGTCACTCTTGCTAGTGGCGGCAGCCTAAAGGATGCCCTGATTTCAGGCGCCACTGCCTACTTTGGCGCTCCTGGCGGCGCGGTCTCGCAGTATATTGGCGCAGCGGGCATCACCAATGTGGCGGCTAACGCCGCTATTACTGCGGGCATTGTGGGCACCGGCGCGGGTCTGCTCACGGGCCAGAAGCTACAAGATGCGGTGAAAGCGGGTCTGACTGCGGGTGCAATTAGCGGAATCAGTACGGGCGTTCAACAGGGCTTTACCACGGGCAATGCACCGCGCACTGATCTGCCGTTGGTTGAGGATCGTGGTGACATGCTGCGCACCACGACAGGCGACCAGTTTGTTCCCGCATCGGCGGGGCAGGGAGCTCCTCTTACGCCCCGAGCCGTGGCAAGTGGGACCGCTGCTGCGGTCCCTGAATTCCGAAACGAATATGGTGATCTGTATACGCCCGATGCGACCATTCGGGCGCGCCTAGCAGGGGCAGCACAAGCGCCAACTTCTGCCGCTGCGCCGGGTGCCGCACCTGCCGCTGCGGCACCGCCTACAACCGGGCCGCTGCAAACGCCTCCGGGGGCGCCTATTGAGTCTTTTGGCCAAGCTCCCACTGTTATGGAATCCCTGACCAAAACCGCTGGAGGTATTGGCGATCTGTTCCAAGGCAAACCGGGCGCGTTTGATACGATCAAGCAAGGGGCCTCCGACCTGTTCATGCCTAAGACCTACACGGCGGCAGAACTCCAAAACTCCGATGTGTTTACAACAGCCAGGGGGGCAGGGGCCACGTATGAACAGGCGTTGAAGCGGGCTCAAGAGGCGTACAACCCCGGCATCGTGCGCCAGTACGGCCCGATGGTGGGCGCAGGCCTTGGTGTAGCGGGTTTAATGGGTGGTTTTACGCCAAAACAGCCCGCCCCTTCCGCGCTGGCTCAGCAGATGCGTGGCACTCCTGGCTTGGATTTGATAAACCGCTCGCCTAGAGATTACTTGGTGCAGGGCCTGCCCGGCCTGCAATACAGCCCCGAGGGCAACATCATAGGATCAACTCCATATCGTCCTTCGGCAACTATGGCGGATGTTAGGGTGGCCGCCTCTGATATGGGAGCTGCAATGACAGCCCCACCCATACCAAGGTATGTCCCTGATCCAAGGGCCATGGGCACTGCTCGTGACATCAGTCAGCCGGGCAACACTGCTGCCATGTACAGCAACCTAATGCCCAACATGGGCTACAACCCATATGACCCCTACGGCTACTTTGCTGCAGCCGACGGTGGTCTTGCTTCTTTGGCCAGCGGCGGGTATCCTCGCAAAACTGGAGCAATCAGTGGCCCTGGGACCGAAAAATCGGATTCCATCCCTGCGATGCTCTCTGACGGGGAATTTGTCATGACAGCCAAAGCCGTTCGCGGCATTGGCGGTGGCAGCCGCAGAGCAGGAGCGAAGAAAATGTACGCTCTAATGCATCAGCTTGAGCGCAACGCCTCGCGGGGATAACACATGGCCGAAGTCACAGAACAGATAGTCCGGGAAGCGCCGGAAATTGAGGCCTATAAACTAGGCTTACTCAAATCCGCGCAGGCGCTACAGCCCCCGGTCTTACCAAGCTATCAAGTAGCGGGGCTGTCGGCGCCCCAGCTCGCGGCCTTGCAGGCTGGACAAGCGGGTATTGGCGCTTATTTGCCGTATCTGCAAAGTGGCCAGGGCTCATTAACGGCTGGCACGGGCGCTTTGGACGAAGCGGCTGACATTTTGCGAGGAGCGGACACACGTGGCCAGTTTGCCGCAGCGCAACAGGCCTACAACCTTGCCGCCCAGCCTGCAGCTCAAATTGGCGCTTTATCAAACGTGGCAGGCTCAGGGATGGGCTATCTTGGCGCCGCTGGGCAAGATTTTGATTTTGCCCAGCAAATGGCCCAGCAGGCGAGGCAGGCGGATCTTGCTCCTTCTCAAGCACTCATGCGGGCTTCGGCAGAGCGCGCCCAGCAAGCCGGACCCGATTTTGGTCAGGCTCAAAGCCAGTTGAGAACCGGGGCAAAGCGGGCACAAGCGGCATCCGAACAGGGGATTGAGGGTCTATTGAGCGCTACGGAGGCGTTTAATCCTCGCTCGGCACGGGCCTTCATGAACCCATATCAGCAGCAAGTGATTGATGAGGCGACGCGCCAAATCAATCGCCAAGGCGATATTGCGAGGCAAAACCTGCAAGCACAGGCTGTTCGTGCCGGGGCATTTGGTGGTTCGCGTGAAGGCGTACAGCGAGCGGAGCTTGAACGCAATCTGGCTGAGACGCGCAATGCAGCCATCATTAATGCGCTGCAGCAGGGGTATGGAACCTCGCAGCAGCAGGCACAACAGGCGTTTGAGCAGCAACAGCAGCGCCAATTGTCCGCTTCTGGTCAAGGGGGTCAACTTGGGTTGGCCGCTGCAGGGCAAACTGCTCAGGTGGGCGCTCAATTGGGCTCTCTTGAAGCACAGCGCGCAGCACAGGCTTTGCAAGCTGCTCAATATGGTGGCACTGTTGGCCAACAGTTGGCTGCACAGGAGCTACAGCAAGCAGGCCTTGGTCAGGGCGCTGCGGGCCTGTATGGACAACTTGCAGGACAGCAAGCAGGGCTGGCAGGGCAGTATGCGGGGATCGCGGGTCAACAAGCCAGCATTCTGGGCCAGCAGTCGCAACTGCAACAAGCGCTGGGCCAAAACATTGGCAATCTTGCTACCCAACAGTTTGGCGTGGGGCAAAACATGGCTCAAGGCCTGGGTGCGCTGGGTTCGCAACTGGGTAATCTAGGCGTGCAGCAGGCCGCGTTGGGTCAAAGCGCTCAGCAACTGAGCCAGAACGATATCAACTTCCTGTACAACCTGGGCTCTGTCCAGCAGAAGCAGCAGCAGGCTGAACTTGATGCACTGCGGGCAACCCAGATGCAACAGGCTATGCAGCCTTACCAGCAAATAGCGTTCCAATCGGACATCTACAAGGGGGCGCCATCGACCCAGATGGCAGTGACCCAGCAACAGCAAGCCACGCCCAGCGCGTTTCAACAGGTCGCGGGCCTGGGCACGGGTATCTTGAGCACCGCCGCTGCCGCCAACGCGGCCAGCAAGCTCTTCTAAGGACGCACGATGAAAGAAGAAATCCTCAAGCGTGCCATGTTCGCCATGCCGCTGTCCAAGGAGGCCAAGAACTCCGGCATCATGGCTGGGTTCGATCTGGACGAGATGGAAGACATGCCAGAGCCTGAAGAGGCCACCGAAGAGATGCCGCAGATGGCGCGCACGCCTCAGAATCCTGAAATTCTGATGAACAACCTGCGCGGCGACTACCGCTCGGTGGATGCACGCTACATGGAGTTGGCGCAGATGGTGGGCGAAGAAGCCGCCATGGAGACGCCCCCGGAAGTGCTGGCCATGCTGCAGATGCAGCTTGGCGCCCAGCCGCCCGCACAGGGCATTGGTGCGTTGCCCCAGGCCCAGGGGATGATGCCTCCTGGCGCTATGCCCCCGGGGATGATGCCCCCAGGCATGGAGGGCGGCATGCCCCCTTTTCCGGCGGGCGGGGCTGAGCAGGCTCCGCCTACCCCGGACGGCCTCCCCCCGCTCAAGGCCGCCGCTGGCGCCTTTGTCAATCCCCTGACTCGGTTTGCCCAATTTAGCGCGGACAAGCTGGGCACGTTGGCCAGCGGAGCCAACGCCCTGGGCGGCCAGCTCATGACTCGGGGCGCACCTAATGTGTTCCCGCCGGTGTTTGAGAACCTGCGCGGCCCGGGTGGCCGTTTCATCGCCGAACAGACGATGCGGTACCCGACGCTCACGCAGCACTTGTCGACCATGATGGGCCCCACGGCAACCCGCATGATGGAGCGGGCTGGGACGATGGTTCCGCCTGCTGCAACTACTGCCGCCGGTTATGTCGGCGCATCGGGCCTGTATAAGTCGATGTTTGGCGACAAGGTCGATCCCGAGCGAGCTGCCCTTTTGAAGGCCTATGAGGATGCGTACTACCAGCGCATGGACAAGTCCATCCCGATGCCTTCTGTGGACAGGCTGACCAACGAACAGATTCAAGCTGAGATTCTGAAGATCGTTGGGCAACAAGGAACCTATGCGCCGACGCAGGATGCAAATCGTGAAGCTCAGTTAGAGCTGCAAAGAGAGGCTCGTCGGCGTGGCCCGATAACCGTGGACGTTGCCGGGCGCCCGTTGTTGGAGATGGAAAAACCGGACGCCGCTCCCGCTGTTCCGCCCCCTGCTGCCGCTACCGAAGGAGAAGCCGCTCCTGCTGCTGCCGCTGCGCCTGCTTCGGCTACCGACTTTATCCGGGCGCAGCTTGCCTCTGGCAGAACCGAGACTCCGACGGGACGGATGGAACGTATCAAGGCTGCCCGGGAGGAGTACGCGCCGCTGTATCGCGAACTGCTGGGCGACACGAAGGAAGACATGTACCGCAACGCCATGCTGATGCTGGCCGATGCGGGCTTCAAGTACGCTTCGCTCCCTGCCAAGTCCGGCACCACGCCCATTTCGCTTTTGGCCACCGCCGCACAAGGCCTGCCCCAGGGCTTCATGGCCCTGCTGGCTCAGGCCAAGGATCGCCAGCTCAAGGTCGACACTGCTGCCCTGTCGCAAGCTGTCAGCGATGTGCAGGAGCAAGACAAGTTTGCTCAGCAACTTAAGCTCAAGCTTATCGATGGCGACTACCGCCTGTTGATGGAGCGGATCAAAAACCTTGGGAAAAACGCCCCTAAGGCGGAATATCTTGGGGCGGGAATTGCAAATTATGTCGATCCCAACGGCGGGTACCTTGGCACTTCAATCATGATGGTTCCCGATGGCAAGGGCGGCCAGAAGCTGCACCCCGCAGCCGAGACCATCCTTGGTAGCCGGTACACACTGCGTCAGACCGACAACCCGTTTGTGGAGAATCGGGGCCCCGCCGCCGTGCGCGTGGCCACCACAAAAGACGAGGTCACCGCTGCTACAAAACGCCTGGATGAGGTAACAAATGGTTTGCGCATCCTTGACAACCTCGAAGGGGTCTATACACGGGCGTACGGCCCCGGCGCATGGTTTGTGGACAAAGTCAACAAACTGGTGGTGCCTGTGATTGAAAGCGCCGCCCCTAAATCAAGCACTGAGCTTGCTGCGGCAGGCACTGAAATCAGAGCGGCAGTCAACTCCCTCTCTAAAGCGTTTGCCGGGGAAGGCAGCGATGGGCGCTTGTCTAATCAGACACAGGAATGGGGACGGCAGATTCTGGGGGACTTGGACAACCCCGAAAAATTCTGGGCCTCGAAGGACCTGATGGCAAAGCGTTTGGCTACTCTTCGCACTCTCTTCTCTAACGACAGGCAGAGCCAGATTGCCACCCTTGGATTGGAATCTAATGATCTAGTCATGAAAGTTCCAAATACGGGAACGAAGATTGACCCGTTCTTGATTCCTTCTGATGTCGAGCAGCAACAGCGCCTATTTAACTTCCTGGGCAGCACGGTGGGCAAGCTACAAGACCCCCGGGCCCAGGTCTACCTGCGCCTACCTAATGGCTCGGTCCAAAGCTTTAACCCGACTCAACTGCAAGGGTTGATCAAGTAATGGCCACCATCACAAACACCCAGGGACAGCTTGTTGATCTAACGACTGGCCAGATTGTTGGCCGCGCGGAAGGTGCCCCGGTCACCACTACGGACCCCCGCAAAGGCGGCGAAGGTGCCCCCGAGCAGGTGACGCAGGGCGACGACAAGGTGCTGGGGCTGGTCAACAACCTGTCCTGGGGATTTAACGCAGGCTTGTTTTCTCTGCCCGATGCGGCGCAGCGCGTCATCGGCAAGGGCCTGGGCCTTGATGAGAATCAGGTCTTTCAATTCACGCGCTTTTTCAACCGTGGTCAAGTAGCCCCGCGCAACGTCGAAGAGCGCTACGCCCGGGCGATTGGCGAAGGCGTGGGCAACACGTTGCCCTTTACCGGCATCCTGGCTTACACGGCGGCAACGCGCCCGCTGGTGTCGGCCGCTGCGCCCGCCACCTCCTTGTTCAAGGGCATCGCGGATGACACGATCCGCATGGTCCAAAAGTCCCCTCGGTCGGCCGCTGCCATTGATATGGCGTTTGGCGCTGGCTGGGAGACGCTGCGGCAAGCGGTGGAAGAGAACGTTGCAGAGGACAACCCCAACAAGGCCCTGTACAAAGAGCTGCTGCCCTCGGCCGCCTTCATCGGCCTTCCCTTGGCTTTGTCGGGAGCGCTCAAGATCAGCCCTACCGCCCGAGCAGCCAATTGGGCCCGTGAGAAAGCCACCGGGCCGGGCGTTGCAATGGGGGATGTTGAGCGTGAAGCGATGGCCGGGGTCCCCGGACCATTCAAGCTGCCGCTGGTCAACATCATCCCCAAGACCCTGATCAAGAACGCCGAGCGCAAGCTGTCGCAGGTGTTCGGCCCGATTGCGGAGAGCCGGGAAGCGCAAGACGCTCTGAAGGCGCTGGAGACGGCCATGGCCGATCCTCGGTTTGCCAGCGCGGGGTTTGTGTTTGATGCTGCCGAAAAGACCATGTACGCGCCGCTGGTGCGCGAGAAGTTCAACCTGCTGGAGCAGCTTGGCCCCAAGGAACTCGAAGGCATCAAGCTGCGCATCAACCAGAACCAGGAAGCCTTGGACCAACTGTTTGGCAACCTTGCTCCTGCGGCACGCAAGCCCGTGCTAGAGGCCTTCCAAGCAGCGCAAAAGGATCGCCAGACGTTCTTCGAGGGCCTGCTGCGCCAGCGACAGGACATGACCGACGCGGAGATTCTTGCCGTGTCCGAGCGCCTCGGGCCCCAGAACATCGACATGCTCAACAACGAGCTGCGTGGGGTGCTGATGAGCCGCATGGAGCTGGACAACAAGATGCGCCAGAACGTGCTCTCGCGCATGGGCTTGAAACAAGCCACCGCCCCGGATGGCACACCGCTGCCCACCCGCGAAGATGGCCGGTCGCTGTTCCAGGCGCAGGACATGGAAGCGGCCGTCATGGACCTGCTCAAGAAGTACCGCCCCGAGCGGCCTTCGATGCGCGTGTCGATGCCCGAGCCCGTTCGTCTGCTGGACAACTTCGTGCAGGCTCAACTGCTGCAGCGTGCCCGGATGGAGCGCGATGCTACTCGCCAGCTTGCTGATGATGTCGTGGACTCCCAGTTGGCGGAAATGGGACGGGCGGGGATTGACCCCGAACTCATCAAAGTCGCCAAAAACAGTGTTCGACAACTGGTTGGTGCTGCCACAGAAAAAACCGCGAAAGGCAAATCCGGTAAAGGCCGTTTGGGCCTCGCCGACCTTGTCCAAGCGTCAGGTGCAAAGATTAGCCCCGACGGAACCGTCAGCGTGTCCGTCACTCCAAATACTGTTGTCAGATTTAAGCCGGAGCAGCTCAAACAGGATGCTGCCCGGATTGCTGCCGACAGCACCAAGATTGACCTGAACCTGCCCGAGGCTCTGGACTACCTCACGGCGGCTCAGCGCTTTCGCAACGACTCGGTCTCCAGCTACAACGCTGCAATGACGCGGGGTCGGACCCGCCAGACTGATGCTCAACGCATCATGGACACGGGCGATGCCGTGTTCCGGGACATCGAAGGCCTTGTGCTGAACCACTCGCCGCGCCTGAAGGGCGAGTACGACGCCATGAAGGTGATGCTGGACGACTATAAGAGCGTCTTCGACAAGACGGTCCCGTTGCTGCTGACCCAAACCAAGAAGGGCGGGACGGAGTACCTCCTGCCCAACGAGGATCTGCTGCGCAACGCCTTCCGCTCTGCAGACGGCATCCGGGACGTCTCCGCCATCCTGGGCAACGATGCACAGTCCCAGAGCCTGATGATGCGCGGCACGATTGATTGGCTGCGCAGCAAGGGCGTGGTCAACAAGGACGGCTTGGTCGACCCCAAGATGATCCGCTCGGTGCTCAACAAGAACAAGAACATCGTCGACGCCCTGCCCGAGCAGGTGCGGACCAAACTGGCCGATGAGGTCAGGCTGGCCGATGACTACGTCGCCCGCGTTGGGGAGTTGGATCAGCGCGCTGTACTGGCCAAGGACAACGAACTGGACCGCATCCTGACCAAGGCTGTGCGCCCGGGCAGCGATCCGCGCACCGTGCTCACCGATGCCCTGCGCGATCCGGCCGTCATGACCAAGCTGGTTGGCGTGGTCAGCGGGGACTCCGAGATGCTGGCGGCGCTTCGCCGCTCGGTCTACGACATCGCCACCGAAGGTGCCCAAGGCGGCGGTGCGCTCAAGACGTTCCTGGACAGCAACGAGAAGTCCCTGAAGGTCCTGTTTGGTGGCACGAACCACCTGAACGACCTCAAGACGCTGGCCGACCTGCAGCGCCGGGTGAATGCCTTTGCCAACGTCACTGGCCAGATTCCGGCGTTCGAATCCTTGGACGAAGGCCTCAAGCGCGTGTTTGGCTCCGGCGTGCAATACCTGACCACCACGATGCGTGAAGCAGCGGTGGGCCGTATCGCTCCGGAGACCGGGGCCCTGGCCCTGCTGGTGCGCCTGACCTCCTCGCTTGAGAACCAACTGTACAAGCGCATCTTCACCCGTGCGCTGGAGAGCGAAGAGTTCGCCAAGCAGATCACCCATGTCGGCACCCCCGCCGAAGGGGCGAAGGTTGTCAAGAGCTTGCAAGAGATCGGCATCGAAAAGGCCCGCATCGCCAACCCCGTGCGCCGTGCCATCCAGCAAGAGGTCAGCAGCGGCGCGCAGAGCGACCAGCCTGAGAAGATTGCCGGGATGGAAGGCCTGCCGGTTGTGACTCCCGCACCACGGACCACGGCCCGGGAGATGCTCAACCGCGTGCAGCCTCCTGCTCCGCCTACCCGTGGCACGAACTTCCGCCTGCCGACGACGCCTCAGGCCCCGCAAGGTGGTGGCATGGGCCAGATACCTCTGATGTATCCGGCGATGTTCCCCAACGACCCGATCAGTGCCCTGCTCCAACAGCGCGCAGCGGCAGTCGGCGGCCAGCCGCCCCAGCAATAAACGGAGAAGAACATGGAGATGATTGGACGACTGGTTGGCACGTTGTTCCTGGCGCGGGAATATGCGCACCGTGCGCACCTGCGTGTCACCGGCCCCGGCAGCTTTGCCAAGCACTCGGCTCTGGGCGAGTTTTATTCGGCCATCATCGAAAGCGCAGACAGCATTACCGAGGCCTACCAGGGTCGCCACGACATCATCGAGATTCCGTATCTGCCGATGATCGACGAAGAGGACCCCGTCAAGGCGTTGGAGAGCCTGCTCGATGACGTTGAGAAACTGCGCTACGACGCAGTGGATAAGAAAGACAGCGCAATTCAAAACATGATCGATGAGGCGGTCGGCACTTTCTTGAGCACGCTGTACAAGCTTCGAAAGCTGCGATAGGGGGCGCAATGATTGATCCGTTCACCGCGTTTGCCGCCGCGCAGGCTGCGGTGGCTGGTATCCAAAAGGCCATCAAATTAGGCAAGGACGTTAATGGTCTTGTCGGGGAGTTCAGCCGCTTCTTTGATGCACGGGACGCTGTCCAGAAAGCAGCCAACGACGCAGGCAAGGCGGGCAAGTCCGATACCGGGAGGGCGATGGAGATCGTCATGCAGGCCAACCAACTGCGCGAGTCCGAGGAGCAACTCAAGCACATGCTGGTCTACGGCGGATACCCAGAACTCTGGGAGATGATGCTCAAAGAGCGGATGAAGATCAAGCAGGCCCGTGAGAAGGCCGAGCGCGAAGCCAAGATCGCCCGCAAAAAGCTAGTGGCCGAGCGCCTGTTGATGGCTCAGATCATCGGCGGGGCCATCTGTGTCGTCATCATCGGCACCATCATCATCTTCATCGTTAAGCAGGCCATGTCGTGAGCGAAGAGAAGGTCAATCCCAACAGCCTGATCGAGAAAATCCTCGGCTATGTGGATTCGCCTTTTAAGCTGTTTGCCATCCTGTTGATGGCCGTTTTCACGTTCGTGGGGTACTTTGTTTGGCAAAACCAAGCCTTCTTGATCGGGGCCTACAAGGAGCAGCAAAAGCTCCCTAGCATTGCTGAAGACCGGGTAGAGGATGCGGCAGCACATTTGTTTCGGAACACCGACGCCGTGGTGGTCGCCATCTTCAAGGTCAACCCCATGTTTGGGACCAGAATTTTGCACCGCGCCTACACCAAAGACGGCAGGGACAAGACCCACGAGGGTCTGGATGTGGGGCTCTTTACGGCCAACGCAGCCAACAACCGAGATGTCGTGGCGCTGATGGCAAGCGAGGTTCCCTGCGGCCCGTACAAGACCGCTCAGTCTGAGATTGGCCTGTGGTACATGGAGAAGGGCATGACCTTTGGCTGCCGTATTAGCGTGCCGCCTGAGCAGGGAAAATTTGTCGGCCAAATCACCGTGGGGTGGAAGGAAGAGCCCCCGGATGTGGATCAGTACCGGGTTCTTTTGCAGATCGCAGCAACCATGTTGGCAAGGAGTAAAAAGTAAATGGAATGGCTTAAACAGATCGCGCCCACTATCGCCACAGCGATGGGTGGCCCCCTGGCCGGTATGGCCGTCTCAGCTATCTCTAAGGCCATCGGCGTGGAGCCTGAGAAGGTCGGG